GATAAAATACATATCGATATGGACTGGAGTTTAAGGGCGCCAGTTGGAACATATGTTATTATCGAATGTTATAAGGTTCTAGACCCAGATACAAACACAGGCGTTTGGGGCGACTGGTGGCTTCGTCAGTATACTACCGCACTGATCAAAAGGCAGTGGGGCGAAAACCTTAAAAAGTTTGAAGGGATGCAACTTCCAGGCGGTGTTACCTTTAACGGTCAAACGATTTGGCAAGAGGCTACCGAAGAAATACAAAAACTCGAAGAAGAAGTACAGAAGAATTTCTCCATGCCAGCCATGGATATGATAGGCTAGATTTATGCCAACTACAAACTTGTATTTTAATAACCATGCGTTTAGTGGTGAGCAAAACCTTATAGAAGATTTGATCATCGAATCTATCAAGATATATGGGGTTGATTGCTACTACATCCCAAGAACAGTTGTTGATGAAGATTTAGTGTTTGGTGAGGACACTTTATCTAAGTTTGATGATGCATACTTGATAGAAATGTACATTAAGTCGGTCGATGGATTCGAGGGGGAGGGCGACTTTCTTTCTAAATTCAATGTTGAAATTCGTGACGAAATGGTTCTTACAGTTTCTCGCAGAAGATTCGATGAAGAAATAACATTACCGAATACAACTAAGGATATTGGTCGACCTGCTGAGGGTGACTTAATTTATTTTCCATTAAATAACAAAGTATTTGAAGTCAAGTTTGTTGAGCACGAAGCTGTTTTTTATCAAATGGGTTCGTTACAAACATATGATCTCCGTTGTGAGTTGTTTGAATACAGCCACGAAAGGCTCGACACTGGTATTGCTGCGATTGACTCCGTCGAAGAAGCGTATAGCTTGGACTTTATTGATAATGTATTGTTGGAAACTGGTTATAGTATTTTAACTGAGAAGGGCGAACCTATATCAATTCAACCTATATCTAAGACAACTGAGAGCGTAGACAAAGGCGCAGCCAATGAACAATTTAAATCTAGCGCCATAGACTTCATAGACTTCAGCGAGATGAATCCATTCAGCGAAGGAGATAGTTGGTAATGTTTGGTAGTCATTATTATCACGGTGCGGTCAGAAAGTACATAGTAATGTTCGGGTCGATGTTTAATGACATCGATATAGTTCGTTATGATAAGCAGGGTAAGCGAACGCAGACTATAAGAGTCCCTATAGCCTATGGACCGAAGGAAAAATTTTTAGCCAGATTAAATCAAGATCCTTCTCTAGATAGACAGGTCGCAACTCAATTGCCCAGATTATCTTTTGAGATAACTGATATGTCATACTCACCAACCAGAACATTAAATAAGTTACAAAGGAACACAAGTTCAGGAGCAACTAACAACCTTTTAACTTCTCATTTTACCCCTGTTCCCTACGATATAAGCGTTTCTTTGTCGGCAATGTTTGCTAATAATGAAGATGCGGTACAGGTTGTTGAACAAATCCTCCCATATTTCAGACCAGAATTCACCCATAGTATGAAGTTGGTATCTGAAACAGATCAGTATTATGATATTCCAACTGTTCTGCAAGGAATGACGATCGAAGATACATATGAGGCGGATTTTCAAACTCGCAGAGCAATCATATACAATTTCAACTTTCTCATCAAGGGTTATATATTTGGACCGACCTCTAATAAGGGTACGATTAAACGAACTGTTGTTGACTTTAATGTGGCTGATGGCGATGCGCTGGTCGATACATCAAAAGGTCCAAACAAAAGAGTTACGTTGACTCCTGGTCAAAAGGCTGATGGCACCGCTACGACAAAAACATCTGAAAGCGTTAGCATAACAAGTATAGCACCAGACTCAACATGGGATTATGCTTTCGATAGCGAGGACTTCTTTGACGGCAAGACCAGATAATAATATGAGTATTAATTATGAAGAATATAGTAACAGACAATTTGAATGAAATATTTGATGTGGAATCAGAATTGGTAGATAATAAAAAGGCGCCAATCGTTCGTGAAGAAAGATCCGACCTCCCTGATGATATAGCAAAAGATTACACATACGCAAGAGAAAACCTTTACGATGTTATCGAAAAGGGAACTTCAGCTCTTGACGAATTAGTACATTTAGCAAAAGCTAGTGAACACCCAAGAGCGTTTGAAGTTGTTTCTCAGTTGACTAAAACACTAGTTGATGCGAACAAAGATTTACTCGAGATACAAAAGAAAGTTAAAAGTCTGAGGAAGGAAGATGAGCAGAAAGGTCCAAATAGTGTGACCAACGCACTGTTTGTTGGCAGTACCTCTGAATTACAAAAATTGATTAAAGGCGATAACGAAGATGTATGATTATAAATGTAAAATTGTGAAAGTGGTTGACGGTGATACTGTAGACGTAGATATTGATCTGGGCTTTGGTATCTGGATGAAAGACGAACGTGTCCGTATTATGGGAATTGATACACCAGAATCTAGAACTCGTGATTTGGTGGAAAAGAAGTTCGGTTTAGCTGCAAAAGAAAGACTCAAATCCTTACTCGGAAAAACATCAGTCTTGAAAACGCAAGTGAGTAAGTCTGGTGAGGATATGAAGGGTAAGTTTGGTCGTATTCTTGGCGACTTTGATGTGTATGATGCTAAGACTGATTCGTGGCGACCAGTTACTCAAGTTATGATTGAAGAACACCATGCTGTTCCATATCATGGTCAAAGCAAGCAAGATGTCTTTTATGAGCATTTAGCTAATCGAGAAAAGTTATTTGTGGCAGGCATAGTTCCACGTGGCTAGTGAAACATATAATGGCAATCAACTCCTAAAACGCAAAGGCGTTCAGATACAATGGGAGCATGATCAGGTAAAGGAATTTATTAAATGTTCCTCAGACCCAATCTATTTTGCCGAAAAGTATATACAGATAGTGCATGTTGACCATGGTTTAATACCCATGAATCTCTATGATTATCAGCGTGAGATTATTAATAAGATAACTCATAATAGACGTGCTGCTGTTGTTACTTCTAGGCAGGCTGGTAAAACCACAACTGCCGTAGCTGTTATCCTACACTTTATATTGTTCCAAGAACACAAAACTGTAGCTCTCCTAGCTAACAAAGGTGATGCTGCTCGTGAGATTCTAGACCGAATTAAAATCGCATACGAAGCATTACCGCAGTGGATGCAACAAGGTGTAGTTGAGTGGAACAAAGGTTCGGTTCAGTTTGAAAACGGTTGTAAGATTATTGCTGCTGCGACCTCTTCATCTGGTATTCGTGGTAAGTCGGTATCTTTCCTGTATATTGATGAGACTGCGTTTGTTGAGAACTGGGATGAGTTCTTTGCATCTGTATTCCCAACAATATCTTCTGGTGATACAACTAAAATTCTACTGACCTCAACGCCAAATGGATTGAACCACTTTTACAAAACATGCGAAGGAGCGAAAGAAGGAACAAATGGATATGAGTTTGTTGAAGTTTTATGGAAAGACGTTCCAGGTCGTGACGAAAAATGGAAAACTGAAACGCTACAATCAATGGACTTTGATTATGAAAAGTTTTCTCAGGAATATGAGTGTCAGTTCTTAGGAAGTTCTGGTACATTGATTGAAGGCAGCAAACTCAAAGCAATGGTCACTAGAGATCCAATCATAGATAATGGTACTATGAAACAGTATGAAAAGCAACAAGAGGGTAGAATATACGCTTGCGTTGTTGACGTTTCTCGTGGTAAAGGATTGGATTATTCAGCGTTTCAAATTATTGATGTAACAGAAATGCCGTATAAACAGGTTTGTGTGTACAGAGATAACTATATCACTCCAGCTGAATATGCCGAAGTAATATATAGAGCGTGTAAATCATATAATGACGCAACAACCCTGATAGAAATTAATGACATTGGCGAACAGGTTGCTGAGTTACTACATTTTGAATTTGAATATGAGAATATACTGTTCACCGAAAGCGCAGGAAGGTCTGGTAAAAGAATATCTGCTGGATATAGTAAGCGCTGTGACAAGGGTATAAGAACAACAAAAACAGTTAAGTCGGTTGGTTGCTCAATCTTAAAACTTTTGATTGAACAAGACCAGCTGATAATAAATGATTTTCAGACGATAAAAGAACTTTCTACATTCTCAAGAAAAAGAAACTCGTTTGAAGCTGAGTCGGGTGCGCATGATGATCTGGTCATGTGCCTTGTTTTATTTGCTTGGTTGTCGGATCAAGCATACTTTAAAGAAATAACAGACATTAATACACTGATTGAGCTTAAAGAGAAGTCTGAGCAAGAGATGATGGACAATTTATTACCATTCGGTTTCCATGATGATGGAATACCAGATGAAAATGTTATAGAATATCCTACGCAAGATCCCTTTGGTAATAGTGGTTATATTACTTCTGGGAACTTTGACAATTACTAAACATTGGGTTTTTATAAATATCATCAGTTGAATAACTATAAAAACTCTATTTTTTAAGGAGAATAGCAATGCCTTTCCAAGTAAGTCCTGGAGTTAATGTAAGTGAGATTGATCTCACCACGGTAGTGCCTGCCGTTTCAACCACAGAAGGTGGTTTCGCAGGTCAATTCCAGTGGGGTCCAGCTGATCAACGTATTTTAGTTGACTCAGAAGATCGTCTCGTAAACATTTTCCAAAAACCAAACAATACTAATGCAGACGATTTCTTCACTGCAGCAAACTTTTTGTCGTATGGCAACGCACTATATGTAGTTCGTGTTGTTAAAGATGACGCAAGAAATGCTGCAACAGGAAGTGCTCTACTAATTAAAAACGACGAAGTTACTGTAACAGGTACTTCAACTTTCCTAGCCAAATATCCTGGAGCTTTGGGTAACTCTCTTAAAGTTTCTGTTTGCCCTGACGCAATTGCTTGGCGAGAAGCAACTGGCTTAGCATACGGTGTTACTAGAAATAGCGATCAAGTTGTTATCACAGGCGCCAATTCTGATAGCTATGCTGGCGCATTAAGCGTTGGTGATATTTTAGAAATAGGTGACAATGCTCAGTTGAGTAAAATTGTTTCTATCGCTGCTAGAAACTCTACCAATAATACTATTACCATAACTGTTGCTGATAAATTTAATGGCGCAACTGCTAGCCATACAGGTTTGGTTAGAAACTGGGAGTTCTCTGGTAGTTTTGATGCTGCTCCAGGAACAACCGCATACGCAACAGCTTTGGGTGGTTCTAACGATGAAATTCATGTTGCTGTAGTAGATGAAGACGGTTTGATCACTGGCACTAAAGGTACTGTTCTTGAAACATACGAAAGTGTTTCTCTTGCTAATGATGCTAAGACAGAAACTGGTGCTGCGAACTATTTCAAAGAATTAATTAATCAAGGTTCTAGCTATATTATCGCTAATGCTGCAATTTATTCTTCAGGAACTGCTGCTACAGAGACATTCAGTACTGATGGCGATGTGAATGATAACTCTCTTTCTGGCGGTCTTGACGGAGCTAATCTAGATTCTGATGATAAAATCGTAGGTTATGATCTGTTCTCTTCAGCTGAAGATGTTGACGTTTCTTTCCTTCTGGGCGGTAACGCTGACTCAGTACTAGCAATTCACTTAATTACTAATATTGCTGAGAGCCGTAAAGATTGTATCGCAGTTATTTCTCCAGAGAGTGCAGACGTAGTTGGAACTCAAAGTAGCGCCAGTAAGCGTGATGCTGTTATAGCATTCCGTGATGCTGTTGGAGCTTCTTCTTCATACGCAGTTATGGATTCTGGTTGGAAATATCAGTATGACAAATATAACGATGTTTATCGCTATGTTCCTCTCAACGCTGATACTGCTGGGTTGATGGTTCAAACTGACTTGACTCGTGACCCATGGTTCTCGCCTGCTGGCTATAACCGTGGTAATGTTAAGAATGCTATTAAACTTGCTTACAACCCAACTAAGGGCGATCGCGACCAACTTTACAAGAAAAATATCAACCCTGTGGTAACATTCCCAGGACAAGGTACTGTATTGTTTGGCGACAAAACTCTGTTGGCTAAGCCATCTGCGTTTGATCGTATCAATGTTCGACGCTTGTTTATCGTTCTCGAGAAAGCTATCTCGACTGCTGCTAAGTTTACTTTGTTTGAATTCAACGATGAGTTTACTCGTAGCCAGTTTAACAATTTGGTTGTTCCTTTCCTACGTGACGTACAAGGTCGACGTGGTATTACTGACTTCCAAGTAGTATGTGATAGCACTAATAACACTGGGGAAGTTATTGACCGAAATGAGTTTATCGGCGATATCTATATCAAACCAGCTCGTTCTATCAACTTCATTCAGCTGAATTTCGTTGCGGTTCGTAGCGGTGTAGAATTCTCTGAAGTTGTTGGTCGAGCGTAATAAATATAACGTATAGAATCGGGAGATACGAAAATGGCGTTTAATGTAAATGAGTT